TTGCGGGTACTGTCCCGAGTGATCGGTAATCAAGCATGGAGGCCATAGACGTCGTGAAATTATTTATTGATGCGTTTGTATCAACCAGCAGCGTCGGGGGCTCCAGCGGGCTTCGTGTAAGCACGGTTTTCACTTGGTCAATGTGGTTTGAATAAATATGTGCGTCACCTAACGAAAATAAGAGGCGTGAAGCGGATAAACCCGTGTCATTGGCTATAAGTATTTGCAGCAAGGCAAAGCTAGCAATGTCAAACGGCAAGCCAAGGAACAAATCTACCGAACGCATATATACTAGCATATCAAATGTTCCGTCCTGGTTTACATAGCACTGGAAAAAAACATGACACGGGGGTAAACACATATCAGATAACTCAGGCGGGTTCATTGCTGTGACAATATGACGGCGACTAAATGGATCGGCTATCATACCATCAACCATCAGTTGCAATTGGTCAACCCCTCCGAAATTGCGCCATTGAGCCCCATATATGCGACCAAGGCTGCCATTACCATGTTTATTATTCCATGGATGGGCATGCAAATTAGAGTCCCACACTGTACATCCAGAGGCATGAAACTGTTCAATATTTGTGTCCCCGCGTAGAAAACATTCAAGTTCTCCACTCATTTGTTTATATGCTAAGTTTTTTGTTGTGACGGCTGGGAACATATCTGAAGTATTAAATTCAAGCTGCAACCCAAAAATTGATCGCGTAGCTATTCCCATCCTACCCGGCCTGTTTATTCCGTTATACAGCACATTTTGTAAAATATCGTGCCACTGTTTCATTTAAACCTCCTGTTTAGTTTTGCGATAGCTTTTATTATACTGTAAAAAAATATAACATATTTATATTTTAATATAAATTATTAACAAAAGCGGCCTTAGCTTCGAAACATCCTCGTGCTACAACGCACTTATATCCGCATTGGCTTAGGTAAGCCATAACACTAGACTGTTCTTTGGATATTACCCCTCCGCGTTCTTTTTTCATTTCGATCCATAGCTTTAGCGATGGCACAAAAATGTCTGGCACCCCAGCAAGCACACCTTCGGCTTTAAGTGCCATTGCTGTCATCTTTGTCCGGCCCCCTCCGTTAGGTATGGCAAAAACTACGTGTTCTGGATAGTATTTGCGAACCCAATTCACAAAGAAAATCTGCTCTCTGCTTTCTGACAGTTCGCCTTTTAGCCGCTCAGCCATTTCAACTTTGCTTTGTTTTTCTATCATATCCACTCTCTTGATATAATCTTGAAGAATTTGCCATCCCGTTTGTATTTGATAGCCGTTGGATGCTTTGATAAATTCATGACAGCCGCCATGTCTTTGATGTTATCAGGTAATGACATGGCATCTGATTTGTTGGCTAGCTTCGCTAATAATCCACGCGCTTTATCGCCAGCATATCCATCATGCTCTACGCATAGAAATTCGGCAACGATTGGATCGGTTAACATCATCGGGTAATACTTAACCCGCAACATATCTTTACCGCTTGATTTGCCAACATGCTTTTCCCATGTCCAACTAGCAACATTCATATCTAGAGGCAGGATACCCATAATATCGTCGGCATGAAGGCGGATGGGGTCCTTCTCTAGTGGAGGAAATACATACCCACATTCAGGACAAGTCATAACACTGGCATGGACAATCTCTAAACAAGCTCCTTCTAAACCAGGGCAAGTCTTAATTGGAGCCTCTCCACTTCCTTTGCCGGCTTTTTTAGGGGGGATGACATTAGTAATTGGGCCGTGACGTGCAACTAACCCGCCGAAGTCAAGCACCAAACAATGGTCAGTATGACTCTTTAATCTGAGTCCACGTCCAGCCATTTGACTGTACAGGTTAGCCGATAATGTTGGTCTTGCTAGCACAACGCAATCGGTATCTGGATGGTCAAAGCCAGTTGTTAGCACTGCACAGTTGGTCAAAACCCTCAAGCTTCCATTCTTGAAATCCCTAATAATATCTTCGCGCTCGTGCTTGCTAGTAGATCCAGTTAAGTATTCAGCCTCAACTCCATGCTTACGAAACTCAAGAGCTAGGTCTTCAGCGTGTTTCACTCCGACAGCAAATACCAATATGCTTTTACAACTAGCTGCTCTACGTAAGGTCTCCTCTACAATACCCTCCGTTGCTGCATTAGCTGCAATTTCAAGGTCACCTAGGGCATAGTCGCCACCAACTTTTTTAATGCCTGAAGTGTCAATTTGCTGTATGGTATGCTTTGACTTTAATGGGGCTAGAAAACCTAAATTAATCAATTCCTCAATAGATGTTGGCTCTATCAAATCATGAAACAACCTATCTTCACCCTCCGCTATACTTCCGTGTGATGCCCTGTATGGGGTAGCAGTTAAACCTACTACTCTCATGTTTGGATTGATAGCCATCAAATCATTCAAGAAAGACCTATAGGTCCCCTCTTGTTTGTGTGAAATTAAGTGGCATTCGTCGATGAGGCAAATGTCTATATAGCCAACCTCTTCGGCTTTTCTGTGAATTGATTGGATACCAGCGAACGTCACCGGTTTACCTAAAGTCTTTTCTCCTATACTAGCGGAGTATATACCGAGATTACAATTTGGCCATAACGCCAATAACTTTTCTGCATTTTGCTGAATTAGCTCCTTTGTGTGGACGCACATTAAGATTCTAGTGGATGGCCATTCCTTCATTGCGTGCCTGATAAACTCAGCTACGATCAAACTTTTACCCGCCCCTGTTGGTAATACAACGCATGGATTACCTGTTGGATTTTTCTCGAACCAAGTATAGATAGAGTCTAAAGTTGATTGCTGATATGGTCTTAATTTAATTTTTTTCATAGCTAAAACGGTATGTCGTCATCATTCCAAGCGGAAGACATTGTTGCATTTAATTCAACTCGACAGTCCTTAACAAACTTATCTGCAGTAGCACAGCCTTTTGGATTGGCGAATATCTCCTTGCTAATAAATGTATTGGCATCTTTTTCGCCATTGAAGATAATACCATCTTCGATCTTCCACGATACTTTGCCGCCTTCTACAATCATGCGCCATGGAACTAGGTCCGGATGGATAATATGAGCATCACAACCCGTTAGTTGGTTTTCATTTGGAATCTCAGAATCCCAATGAGCACAATGAACTGTACCATCGACATTAAACGTAACGTGACTACATGAACGGCAATGAACCTCTTTTGTGACGTGAGTCTTGTGGCAAAACTCATGAGCGTCGCAGAACTTGCATTCGAACCACGTCGGATCTGTACTCAGCGGAGGAGGCATGCGGTCTGAAGTAATAACGCGATGAGCTTTTTTACAATCAGCTTCGTATTTTGCCACGTCAAACTTTACTCGTTCAGTATAAATTTGATCGTCGTTTTTGCAGACAGCTAAATACAAGGCCCGGTCAATCCCAAACTTACCCATATAGATATTCATCTGGGCCCAGTGTTGTGGTTTGGATTTAACTACACCATCTTTCTGTAACGAAGTAAAGCTTTTCAGACTATGCGTCTTGATTTCAAGTACGTGATTCTTAGTAGAAGATTCAACCACTCCAGAAGTAATAACTCCATCACACGAACCTTGAAAGTGGCCATCTTTGAATGCAATCTGCTTCCTAGTCGTCGGATCGATTTCCATTACTTTCATGCCCGCTCTTCGGAGATCGCTGACTACGCCGGCTTCTTCGTTTTGCCCACGACGGAAAAGACGAAGCATACGACCATCAAAATCCGAGCGCTGTAACCAACGGAACGATAACCACATTTTGCGTTCACACGGCTGACCAACTTCTGACGCCCCAAAATGGAAGCGAGGGGTATCGTCATTGGCTTCCTTGATGGCATCAAAAATTGCTTGGGTTGTTGTTGTAATAATTTTCATTGTTCATCCTGCCAATCTTGCAATGCTGAAACCAAACCGTCAAAGTCCTCATCCTGCCCAAGAGTGTTAGCAATAGCATATACTGTAGGTAAGTCAGCATCGTATTCAAAAGCGAGGTGAAGCAAATAGTCGCGTCGATCTTTGTAATCGTTTTCAGTATATATGCTCATTTTGTTATCCCCTATATAATTAACGCCAGTCTAGTATTGTATCAAATCGCCCCATGTAAAAGCTGCTTGAACAATACTAGACCGGCTTATTGCTATTTACTTAGCCCACGGAGCCGCTTTTTTTGCTGTTGTTTCAGCCGCTGGAGTTTGTGTTGCAGCGGCGGTAGAAGCAGCCGGCTTACCAAAGATTACAGCTTTGGATACTGCTGCCACGTTACCT